GGATCACTTAAATTTTCCAAATATTTTTTAGCTGTTTTATTAGCCACATTTAACATTGAACTAATTGGGACTTTTGGTGACTTATCCTTTTTAATTGTTTGTTTTTTACCTAAAGATTCGACAATTGATTTTTTAGCGATTGATTTCTTTTCAGGGTTTAATAAGTCACTATATAAGAAATTATCAATTTTTTCATATTTGTTTTCTAATACAATATCCTTAGTCCATTTTTTTACAAATTTTAAAGTATTCTCAGATAATTTAATTTTTGTAAATTCATTATATAAATCATCAACTAAATAAATTGACGTTTCTTTATCTAAATCCTTATTTTCATTTAAATTATCATATATAGACATCAATTTACAGAAATTACCATTTTTAAGTAATTTTGTTTCAAAAAGTCTTATATCCTTTTTAAATGTCCCCTTAACAAAGGAATCAATTAATTTATTTTCTACTAATGTTTTTATTGCTCCGAATTTCATGTTATATTTTTTTATATAAATATCAATTTTTTAATAGTTTTTCTAATTCAGTTCCCATTTCACCTAAAGAATTTTGAACTTTTGATAAATCAATTAATTCATCTTCATTTAACATACCTCTATTTTCTAATAAAATATTTAAATTTTCTTTATTATCATAATTTTCAGGTACCGTACCTCCCTCAGCAGGTGGTGGTGTTTCAGACGCCTCAGGTGGTGATGGTAATCCACCTCCCATATCTCCTAAACCTCCTAAATCGGACGATGGGGGTGCTCCTCCTCCTGTATCAGTTGCCCCACCTTCGGTAGGTGCTCCTGCAGGTTCTCCTTCTTTTTTACCATATAGTTTATCCAAATTATCAAATATTCCTGTATGAGTAATAACTTCAGCAGTTTTCTTAAGTTCTTCACCTACCGCTTTTTCAATACGTTGTTGTTGTAAATCAAGTTTAATTTCTTCATCAGAGAATCCAAGAATATGTTTCTTAGCCCAAGTTTGAGATACAGGTGCAATACCTGTCCCAGGGTCGGCAACCATATCTTTGAATAGTAATATCTTTTCTTTCCATACATCAATCTTCATTAAATCCGCCTGTGTGGATGGATTAGTTAAACTAAGTTGGAAATTAGATATTTCATCTTCAAAACCTAATATGAATAAGTGAATGATTGCAATTTTATTCAACTCAGAAATCATATTCTTTTGAATACGATTGATAGTACGTGCAAAACGAATATCTTGTAATGATAAATTCTTACCATCACCAACAGTTTCCTCAAAACCTAAAAATGCTTTAGGAACACGAAGAGCCGTTAATAATTTCTTTTGGATATATTCGATATCGGCAATTTCAGATAAGTTTTGAGCTCCTGCTAATGTCTCAATCGGCATTGTTTGTGCAGTATCTCTTACAGGAACAAAATAATCTTGGTCAACCGCCATTTGATTAAATCTCATATCCACATTACCTGTCTTGTGGTCAACTGTTTGACTTCTCTTAAACTTATTGGCAAATCTTTGGATATATGGTTCAACATCAGCATCATCCATGTTACCAACGAATACTTTGAATACACGTCTTTCAGGTGCTCTTGATGTTCTGTAAATCAACATAGCATCTTCTGACAACAATAATTGTTTCCAAATACGACGAGCTTTTTCTAACATAGAAGTACCATAAGGTAATCTTCTATCATCACCTAATAATCTAAAGTGAGCAACTTCCCAAGTATTAAACTCTAAATCCTTTTGTTTCCATTTAAATTTCAAATGTTTTTTCTCAGGATTTGTGGTTGAATCTGTTGAGTGTGCTCCCATGCTAGCTTCCAATCTTTCAATCTCAATGATTGGTAATTGCATACAACCAACAATACCTTTTTCAGGGTCTAACTTTAAATAAACAAAGTTATCACCATACTTACAAGTGTTTCTTATCCACATAGGTAAGTTAGTGTTGATATCCAAAGAATTATTAAATAAATCACCTAAGATTGATTTAATTCTTGATGACTCAGAATAGATTTGTAACATATAACCATCTTGGTTAATTGTTGTAGATTCTTCAGCGTAGATATCTAACGCCGCACCAATTTCTGGTGTAAATTCCATTGACTCATAGTCATAGAAAGACGCTAAACGTGTTGGTTCATAGTAAACCGCCTGAGTATATAGATTATTTTCAATTCTACCCCATTGGTTTGCTAAATAATAAGTTTGTTGGGCTTGAAGTTTCTCTCTGTCGTATTCTGATTTAGAAGTTGTCTTTAAAAGTTCCTTCTTATCATATTTGTAGGTAGGGTAATCTTGACCCAGCAAAGAATTAGGCCCAAATGTTTGGGATAACCTCTGCCATACCGTTAGTTTATTTTCACTCATATCTTAATTATAAATACTTCTTATACATTATTAAACATTTTATCCAATATTATACGGACATGAACCTAAATTAGTCACACTTAAATTAGTACCAGTAGGTTCCGAACACAAACACATATATACAACATAGTTTTTAGGTAATTCAAACGATGATGGAGCATCCGCAAATGGTGTTGATATGTTAACTGTTGCATTACCGACTACCGCTTCAATTCGATATTGATTAGTCACACAAGTTCCACTATTTCTAGTACAAGCTGAAGCACTATTAGAAACCACACCTTCAACAACTTGATAAAAATATGGTGGTATTGTATTTCTCGTATTATTTCTTAAGTCAAAGTTTACATCTAAAAATGCCGTTCCACCACTAAATCTCCCTTGACTATCTGGTGGGTTATTTGTAAAAGTAATTGCTGAGTATGAATTACAATATCCTGTATTAAAAAAAGGTACTGTATTACCAAAAAATCCATAAAATGTATCATTATTACAACCACCAGTACATGGACCATAATTAACTTTAATTATTGCTAAATCTTCACTAACACTTTGAGCACATTCCTGTTTTGATTCTCCTGCTAATAAAATACCACCAATACTAGGTATACCACTACAATTAACAGTAGTATAATTTAAACTACCCGCAGTAGGATTTGTTAAATACCAACAACGACATTCCGGTGTTGTTGGGGTGATACTTGGGGTAGGTGTTAGTGTTGAAGTAATACTTGGAGTTATAGTGTTAGTCGGAGTAATTGATGGTGTTGGAGTTATAGTGTTAGTTGGAGTAATTGATAATGTTGGTGTTACAGTGTTAGTTGGAGTAATTGATAATGTTGGTGTTGGTGTATTAGTTTGTGTTTGAGTATTAGTCGGAGTAAGAGTTGGCGTAGGTGTTATTGTGGTAGTTACTGAAGGTGTAGGCGTATTAGTGGGTGTATTTGTTGGGGTTGGGGTTAAATCCGGTCCAGGACCTTCATTTACCGTTTTTAAAATATTATTAAAACCATTACTTTTATTTCTTAAGACTCCTGAATTACCCTGTCCGTCAACAATAAGTCTTGAACCTGTGAATATTTTACCTGATTTTTTTCTATCGTTTGTTCCCATATTATTTATCGTCTTCCTCCGAATAACCATAAATAGTTTTCGTAGTCACTTTTCGTAGCCTCTCTTTTAATGTTTTCTTGTTGTTGTGGAATAACCGGGTCCATAAATTGTCTTCTATTAAACTCATTTGTATTAACAGTCCACGAATTAATCATCGCTTTAGTTTGATTCGTTACCTTATTAAGTGAACTAAATGATGATTCACCAACATAAAGTGCCATCGCAACTGACATAATTAAGTCATCATGTTGTCCCTTTTGGTGGTCAGGTCGTCCGTTCATATAAATAAATGTGTTCATTTCATTCAATAAACGAGATGAATTTATTCTAAACCCATGTCTTAGGTACTCTTCAAAAGTTGCAATGATTTGAACTCTTTTAGCATTAAAGTTAATTCCTGGTATTTTTTCTGTCGCCTTTGGGTCAAATTTCCATTTGTTTGAGACATCAATACCATCAACATACATGTTTCTATAACCCAACTCTCTCAATCTTAAAGATGTCGTAACACCCATACCACCGGTAATATCTATCACAATAAATGCGTTATACATATTACCCCACTTATAACATATTTCAGCCAAAGTATCAGGAGGAAGTTTACCAACATATTCAGCAACCTGTTCTCTTGTGTCAAAATCTACAATTTGAAATGTTGAAAAGTCTTCACTATCTCCACGTGATACGTCAACACCCATGATATATTTTTTACCCATTTCAGGTTCTTTCCATATCCAAAGTCCACCACCCATCATCTTTGTTGGTGCATCTTTAACCATATTCACCCTTAAATTTTCCAATAAATCAGTGTCAAATACGTTATCACCTGAACCAAGAAAGGCACATTCCAATTCCTGATTAACTTTACGTTTGTCGTACTTAAGTTTTTTAACCATCGACTCATACCAAGATGAGTTTGGTTTATACCCTTGTGATATTAGTTCTCTAATTTCATCAAAGTTTTTTTCTTTGTTATTATATTCAATAATTTCAACATTTGGGTATTCATTACGATTTAAGTAATAATGAATAATATCTTTAACATTAACTAATGATAAATCCTTAGCATATCTTGGGTCTTTCCACCAAACCATTTCGGAAACTTTGAATTCATTCATTCCCTTTAATGCTTGGTCGTAAATCTCATAGTAGATTGGGTCATACCCATTTGGTGTTGATACAACTATCACTTTACCACCTGTGGATAAGGACGCCATACAAGCCGCCCAAAAATCACCATCAGCATCAATGTAAGCTGCTTCGTCAAATATTAATATAGTTGGTGTATAACCACGAAGTGCATCTTTAGATGTTGCAACCGCCTTAACTTCACAACCATTGGTTAACTTAAAATGTCTTTGTGAATTCTTTTCAGCGGAAAATCCAACACCAATCCAACTTGGCCACTGTTCAGTAAATCCTCTAATCTTATTTGCAACCTCCACCGCAGTATCCAACTTGTTTGCAATAATCAAAACCTTTTCAGGACTATTCTTTTTAGCAAAAACAAGTTTTTTGGATGACCAAGCAGCAGTTACCGTAGATACACCAGCTTGTCTATACTTTAGTGCAATATTTTCATTATAATTTTCATAATCCTCAACCAAACTAATTTGGTCAGGGAATAACTCTAACGGGACATACTTTGAAACAGTGTTGTCATATGTCTGTAAATAAGTTTTAAGGGCGTATGGTGTTGATTTCATACACTTGGCATACTCCATTAAAACAGCTTCTTTAGATAAACTCATATACTATAAATATAAAATTTATCATAAAATAGAAAACCCTTCATCTCTGAAGGGTTTTAAAGTTTTTAGTTGATACCTAATCCTTTTAAGAAATCGTCAAAATCCTCATCATCATCATCGTCATCATCCTCATATTTCTTCATAGTATCTTCATACTCATATCCTTTTAATTCTTCTATGATTTCATCAACCATGTCTTTTACCATTTTCTTTCCTTTTGGTGAACCTGATAAAATTTCACGAGCCATTTTGAAGAATTCGTTTGGTGTAAGTTCTGCAAACTTTACAAGGAAATATTGTTGTAGGTTTCTCTTATCATCATCAAATAATTCATCAGGATAAGACTCACGGAACTTTTGCCAAATAACTGGTCCTAATCTCATATCCCAAATTTCACCGACAACAGTATCTTGTGAGTTAATCACCGCCTCTTGTCTTGTCTTATCCTTTGGTAATCCGTATGTTCCAGCAATTTCCATAACACCTTTAGCAAGTTCATGAATAAGGATTGGTAAATTAACACCACGAGCCTTTACTGTCGGTGGGTCAGTCTTAGCATCCAATTCTGACATACCATAAGTAGATTCTCCACCACCTGCCATACCTTGAACCATTGAGTCAGGCATTAACCAGTAGAGTGAATCCGCAAATGACATAAAGACACCATACATATTCAACAATCTTGGGTTGATGGCGTTTAACTCTCTGTTTAATAATTCAAACATATAAGAAGATTGTTTAGCTGCTCCTTGAATAAGAGAGTTGATAAATCTTCTTTTCGCCTTTTCCAAATCAAATTTTTCAAATGAATCCATGAAATCTTCAAGTTGTTCTTGTTCTTCTTCAGAACCAAACATATCTTCAATTTCTTCATCACTTGGTTCTTCACCTTTAGCAGATAACTTACTTGAGTCAATATCATTTGGTTGAACCAACTTTACATCATATTGTAAAGCTCCTTCAGGGATACCAAATTCTTTTTGAACCAACTCAATTGCGAGTTCTTCTAAGTATTCTTTGTTTTCCGATTCAATCTGAGCGATTTCTTGCATAGCATTCATCACCATCATTTGAAGTGTCATCATTGAGTTCTGTGATGTAACATCTTGAAGACCTGTATATCTTTTTAATCTACCGATAACATCTTTAAATCTTTGTGAAGCAATAAGTTGCTCAAAGTTAGATGGTTTATCTGGTCCTTCAGGAGTGATTTCAGGAAATGCCTTGCTACCCGAATGAGGTGTTTCACCTTTTTCAAATTTAGATTGGATATCAGAAGCCATTCTTTCAGGTCCTTCGTATCCGATAGGAGCCTCATTAACTCGATTAACCAATCTTTTTACTAATTGTTCTTTTTTCATCTTACTCACCTTTTAATTTAATATTCATTTTACCAAAACTTAAATATGATGGTAATTCACCTTTTGGTTTTGGGTCGGAGTTAGGAGCCGGTTGAAAAGGATTTTTTCTAGGAGTTGTTGTTGTTCTTTCCTTTTCTTTAGTTCTTTTCTTCTCTTCAGTTCCTGAACCTTTTGGTTTTGGGGCTGATTCTGGAGCCGGTTTGAAAGGACTTTTTCTAGGATTTGTTGTAGTTTTTTCCTTTTCCGTAGTTTTTTCTTTAGTTTTTGAGGATTCTGTCATTTCTGAATTTTCTTTAGTTACTTTTTTTCTCATTAAATTCATTAAATCTTTTTTAGTTATTGATGGTCTTAAATTAGCTTCAACAATCTCTCTCATTTTTTGTTCCAAAATTACGTTATAAGGATTTTTACCTTCTTTAAGTGACTTTTTGACATCAAGAACACATCTCTCAAATTTTTTCTTTTCAGTTTTAGTATAGTCATCTTTCTTTTTACCTTCCAAATCTAATGAAGAAGTACAAATAGCCCAAGGATTTTTTTCAACTTTTTTCTTAGTTCTTTTTTTACCTTCGGACATTTCTCCTTCTTTGGTTGTTGCCATAATTTTTTTAGTTGTTGGGTCTTGAGTAATAGTAACCCCATTAAGTGTGGCACCTTTATCACCAATTGTATAAGTTTTTTGATTTGGTTGTGGTACTGGAATTGCTTGTTCTTTAGATTCAGTTTTTTTAACTGAAGTCATTCTTCCAATTGGTTTATCCATTCCAACAAAACCTTGAGCATTTACCATACTCTCGTGTAAGTTTTTAATTTCTTTTAATGTCATCTTTGATAAAGTGTTTTTACTAACACCCATCTTAAGAATTTCTTGGATTTGTTTTTCTGTTACCATGTTCTTCAAATTCTTTGTAATACTCAAGGATTATATCCTTTTCGTATAGTTTATCTTTAACCTGTTGTTCACTCATTCCAAAGTGAAACACTAATCTATTATCTATATCACTATCTTTTTCCCAACCTAATGCCACAACATTATCAACCGCATCTTTCATACAAAAAAAATCGGAGTTTTGAATGAGCTCCATATCTATTCCGTCTCTATTCAATACTCCTACTTTTTTAATCTCTTCAGTATCAGGTGGTGTTGGGTTTCCGTTAGCCGGACTTGTGTCCCAATCATCACCAAATACATCAGTTGTTTCTGAGAAAATAAACTCATAAGTTTTGTTTCCTCTATAATTTGCACCTAATCCGTTAATAAAAACTAAATAACTCATAGGATATTACCTTGTGGAGATACCTTAAGTTGTTTGTTATTATTTTCAAATATTAAATTACCTTTGTTAGTTTTACCAACAAAAGTTATAAATGGAAAATTTTCAACAATTCTGTTTGATATTTCTTTTTGTTTTTTAGTAAGAGCTAATCTATCAATTTCTTTTGAATATCTAATCTTTCTTGATTCTGAAATTTGTTTTTTGTTAACTTTTTTTTCTTTAATAAACTTTTTTTCATTTTCATTAATAACAACATATTTTTTCAAAATCTTATCTACTTGCGATTCTCCAAATACTTTAGAAAACATACCATCCAAATAAGATTCTCCCATTTCTTCAGGGTTTGGTTCTTCTTCAGTTGATACCTCTTCTTCGGAATCAAATTCATCACTTTCTTCATCTTCTGAACCCATATCTTCCATTCCATAGTCAGATTCTTCATCACCTTCAAATCTTGTTAAGATTTCTTCTTTATCGTCTTCGTCTAATGAATTTAAATCTAAAGAAGATAATATTGAATTAATAACATATTTCACATCTTTACTTGATAACTCGTCTTCACCAGAATAATCATC